GTAATAGCATTAGCATGATAAGAGTTGAAGGGCATAAAAATCTCTATAGAGATGAAAAATCTGGTGCTATCATTAACTATGATAGTAACGGATATGCACAATATAAGAAAATGAAGTCTCTAAGATTGACGGAAAAATCTGAAATTCAGAGTTTGAGAGCAGAATTAGACGAAATTAAATCATTACTTGCTGAACTTATAAATAAATCATAGATCATCATTATTATTGTATAGATGGCAGCAGTATATGTCAGTAATCTTGTTGTAAACACGGGAGCGACATTCACACAGAAGTTTACTTTAGAGAATGTCTCATCAAACTCAGCTTTAGATGTAACTGGGTATGGTGTTGCTGCAAAAATGAGAAAGCATGCATCAAGTGTAAGTTGTGCTGCAACTTTCACTTGTTCAATCGCAGATGCTACTGGAGGAGTGATTCAAGTAGGATTGTCAAGTGCAATCACTGGATCATTGAAAGCAGGACGATATCAATATGATGTTGTCGTTAAGGATTCTGCAGGTGAAGTGACAAGAGTTGTTGAAGGATCTGTCTTAGTTCGTAAAGGTGTAACACGCGAGGATGACGTATGAGCAATCAAATTAAAGTTAGAGTTGGTAATCAAAACGCTGTTAAAGTTGTTTCATCTTTAGCAGGAAACGTTAGTGGATCTTTATCAGGTTTATCTGATGTAGAAATTAACAACCCACAAAATGGTATGATTCTCGTATATAACGCAACCACGGCTAAATGGACAGGAACTCTTGAATGTACACCCGGTGCGGTTCAAAATTTAGATATCAACGGAGGAAACTTCTGAAATGGCAAGTTTTATTAGGATAAAAAGATCAACTGGGTCAACTGCCCCAAGTAATCTACAATTTGGTGAATTAGCGTTAACAATCGCAGCAGGTACACAGGCAAATAAAGGGGAAAGACTTTTTGTTGGTGATGATGCAACTAATGCAGACGTTGTTGGAGGTAAGTACTATACTGATCTCTTGGCACATGCTCCGGGAACTCTTGCAAGTGTCACAAACCCCACTACCGCATCAAATGGTTTTGGAGTAATAGTTGATCAGAATAGAAAGATAGATCAATGGAATGTAGATGACTTAAGAATTGATGGAAGAACAATATCATCCCAAACAACAGATGCACATGTCGTAATAGATCCAAATGGATCAGGAGAAGTTCATATTCCTGATGATACCAAGTTAGGTTTTGGTGGTGGAGCAGATGGTTTATCTGCTGCTGATGCGACAATAGAATATGATGAGAATGGAACAGATAGATTAAAATTTGCTGGTGCAGCAATTAATTTTGACAATACAACTCAATCAACAAACAAAGATACTGGTGCTGCTGTATTTGAAGGTGGTGTAGGTATTGAGAAAAACTTAAATGTTGGTGGAGATATGCAGGTAACTGGCATATCAACATTCATTGGTGGTATTAAAGTTCCTTCAGCAATAACAGTTGGTAATATTGGTATTCACTCAAATAAAATTGAGACACTTGCAGGTGGTGGTAATCAAATATTCATTGACCCATTCCCAAGCGGATTGAGTAATGAAGGTGATGTAATCATCAAAGGTAACTTACAAGTTGATGGTACAACAACACAGGTTAACTCAACAAACGTATCTGTTAATGATGCGATAATGAAGGTTGGTGATGTAACCAGTGTTAGATCTGTCATGGCGACTGTAAGCAGTGGTGCTAATACAATCACAGTTGATTCAGTTACAGGATTACAAGTATCTGATGTTGTTGCTGCAACTGGAATCCCCAATAATACAACAATTAGTTCTATTAATACTGGTACAAAAGTAATCACCCTGAGTGCTAATACAACTGCTGGCATTACAACAACTTCACAATTAACAATAACTCACGCGAAGGATACAAATACTGACCGTGGTATTTCATTCAACTATAATACAAGTTCAGGAACAGCTAATAATAAACTTGGTTTCTTTGGAATGGATGATAGTGCTACCTCACACATCAATGGTAGTAGAAAATGGACTTATGTTCCAGATGCAACCAATACAGCAGAAGTAATTTCTGGTACAAAAGGATATCTTGACATCAAAGGTATCTACTATCAGTCTGGAGACTTCGCAACACACGGTATAGTATATTTTGATAGTGGTGGATTACAAACCTCCACAACCGCTCCTAGTGCTGCTACATTTACTTCAACTCAGATATTAACAGCAGTAACTGAAATAGTTGTATCTCTACCAAGTGCACTTAATGTCACTGCAGGTCAATACATGAGACAAGCAGGTGGTGGATCACAAAGTGGTATTGTTAAAACATCATCAAACACTAACTCTGTGACTCTCATTGGAGTTGAGGGTACATTCAATACATCAAATGACCTATTATTAAACGGAGCTGCTACTGGAATAACACCTTCCTCCGTCTCAACTACATATACTAGCAGACCCATGTTTACAACCACAATCGATGGGGGCTCATTCTAACTCATAAAAAATCATGGCACAAAATAATGACGTTGATGTGAACACTTTGATTAAACTCTATAATCAAAAAATTGCAACATTGACAAACCAAAATATTCTTTTGGAAGCGAAATTGACAACAGTAATGACTGACTTTAATGATGAAAAAACCAAGTTAGCTGCAACAGCACTTGAGTGGCAAACAAAGTACGAAAATCTAGCATCTGAGGTAGAAGCAGAATAATGTCGGTATCTAAACCTGAAAAACGAGAAGAACTTGTAGACTATGCTCTAAGGAAACTAGGAGCTCCTGTATTGGAGATAAATCTTGCTGACGAACAAATTGAAGATTTGTTAGACGACGCTATACAGTTTTTTCAGGAAAGACATTATGATGGTATTGAGGAAATGTACCTCAAGCACGAATTTACTCAACAAGAGATAGATCGAGGAAAAACACATCCGGGTGCGACTGGAATATCAACTAATTCACTCGTAACCACTACAGGAATATCAACCTCTATTAATTCTGGATACGGAACCACCACTTCTGTTTATACAGAAAATTCAAACTTCATACAGTTACCAGAACATGTGATTGGTGTTGAGAAAATTTTTAAATTTGATTCCAGTTCTATATCAGGTGGAATGTTTAGTATAAAGTATCAGTTATTTTTGAATGACTTATACTATTTTAACTCTGTTGAATTACTACAATATTCAATGGTCAAGAGTTACTTAGAAGATATTGACTTCTTACTAACTCCTGAAAGACAAATAAGATTTAATAAAAAACAAGGAAGACTTTATCTTGATATGGATTTTGCATCCATAAAAGAGGGTGATTTTATAGTGATTGATTGTTTAAGAGCGTTAGATCCTGAAAAATATAAAAAGATTTACAATGATATGTTCTTGAAGATGTATTTCACTGCTCTGTTGAAAAGACAGTGGGGACAAAATTTAATAAAATTTAGAGGAGTAAAACTTCCCGGTGGATTGGAATTAAATGGAAGAGAAATATATGATGATGGTCAAAGGGATTTAGAATTTGCTCTACAAAAAATGAAAGAAGAATATGAGTTACCACCTCTTGATTTCATAGGTTAGTATGCATGGCACTCAATCCGTTTTTTCTACAAGGATCTCAAGATGAACAGAGATTAATTCAAAATCTCATAAATGAGCAGTTGCAAATTTATGGGGTGGAAGTCACTTACATACCAAGAAAATTTGTAAATAAACAATCTATCATTGAAGAAGTTCAATCATCAAGATTTGATGATAATTTTCTTCTTGAAGCATATGTTAATAATTATGAGGGGTATTCTGGTGCCGGTGATGTAATGACAAAGTTTGGTGTGAGTTTAAGGGATGAAGTTGCACTAACAATATCACAAGAAAGATTTACAGACTTTATTGCACCATTTTTAGATCCTGATGACTATGAGTTAGGATCAAGGCCACGTGAGGGTGATTTAATTTATTTCCCATTAGGTCAAAGGTTATTTGAAGTCAAATTTGTTGAGCATGAAAAACCTTTTTATATGCTTCAAAAGAATTATGTTTATGAATTACAATGCGAACTCTTTGAATATGAAGATGAAATTATTGATACATCTATTGATGAAATTGATGAACAAGTTCAAGATGAAGGATTTATCACTACTCTCAATCTTGTAGGAACTGGTAGAACAGCAACCGCTGGAGCTACTTTAGCATCTTCTGTTGGAGGAAAAACTGGTTATATTAGGTCAATCACTTTATTGAATGACGGTAGCGGGTATACATCCACACCCACAGTATTCATTTCGACATCTAGATCATCCACTCCAGTTAATGCCTCCGCTGTTGCTATAACAACGAGTGTGGGTGGATTAAATTCTGTTAAGGAGTTGATACTTACTAACGCTGGTGCAGGTTACACGCAAGCACCTGATATNAACATTGTTGGTGGTGGAGGAAGTGGAGCGATTGCTACCTGCACAATAGAAGACACTGAAAAAGGTGTGATATCATTTACTATAACTGATGAGGGTACTGGATATACAACAATTCCGCAAGTTACCATTTCAAGTCCTGCAGGTATAGGTGGAAAAACTGCAAAAGCGGTTGCTACAATTAATAATGATGCACAAGTATCTGGTATCAGAATAGTTGATCCCGGTCAAGGATACGTAAATCCTCCTGATGTGACAATTGCAAATCCAAATATTATTACAGGTCGTGGTAACTTCTTCTTGAATGATTTGATAGTGGGTCAATCATCTTTAACTGAGGCTAGAGTAAAAGAGTGGGATGCTGATACTAAAGTTCTTAAGGTATCTAATGTGGGTATTGGAACCACAATATCAGGATTTATTCCCGGAGAAGAGATAAGAATTCAAACTGGAATTGGACAGACTGGATTGAAGGAATATAAGACCGAACATGTAAGTCGTTACACAAGAAGTGTTTATATTGGTGCAGGATCTTCTATTTTGAGTGTGGGATCTGGAAATACTTCAAATGTTAATGTTGGAGATTCTGTAGGAATAATCACTGGATTTATTGGTGCAGGAGTTACTGTTCATTCGATAGGTAATTATGGTTATGTTTATATGAGTATTAATAGTATAAACACAAGTGGTGCAACTCAAACAGTATCATTCGGTAGCACAGTATTTTCTGGATACAATATTCGCGAGTATGATGATCGTGATATATATGATGAGTACAGTGATAACGATGAGTTTGAAACTGCTGCAGATGATATTATAGATTTTGCAGAATCTAATCCATTTGGTACATTCTAATGTTAGGAACATATTACTATCACGAAATACTTAGAAAGACAGTTATCTCTTTTGGTACACTGTTCAATGATATTCATATTCGTCACAAAGATCAGTCAGGAAAAGAAATAAGTGATATGAAAGTTGCACTGGCATATGGCCCAATGCAAAAGTTTTTAGCAAGAATTGAACAACAACCAGAACTAAATCGTGCAACTCAAATAACATTACCAAGAATGTCTTTTGAGATGACAAATATTGCTTATGACTCAACTAGAAAAGCAGGTATCACACAAACATTCAAAGCATCTGATGGCACAAATTTAAGAAAAGTATTCATGCCAGTTCCATATAATATTGGATTTGAACTGAATGTTCTTGTTAAATTGAATGATGATGCATTACAGATTGTAGAACAAATACTTCCATATTTTCAACCAGCATTTAATATGACTGTTGATTTAGTAAGTGTAATCGGAGAAAAAAGAGATATAAGTGTTGTCTTAGATAATATATCATTTCAAGATGATTATGAAGGAGATTTTGCAACAAGAAGAGCATTGATTTATACTCTCAACTTTACAGCAAAAACATACCTATTTGGCCCTGTTGCAGATACTCCAGAAGGAATCATCAAAAAAGTTCAGTTGGATTATCATACAACTATGGACAGAGAGAATGCAAGAAGAGAACTTAGATATGTTGCTACTCCACAGGCAAGAAAGGATTATGATGGTGATAATACTGCTACACTAACATTTAACATTAATACATCTCAAGTTAGAATTAATGTAAATGATACTTCAGCATTAGCCGTTGGTGATCGTATTGTAATTAATAGTGAGATCATGCAAATTAAAGAAAAAGTTGATGCAACCACCTTAGTTGTGAAGAGAGGATTTAGTCGAACAATCAAGGCAGAACATCTTGAAAATACAAAAGTTAATAAATTAACTACAGCAGACGATAATCTAATTCAGGCAGGTGATGATTTCGGATTTAACGAATCTTCAAGCATCTTTACTGATTCATTACAATTTAATCCTGCTACAAGGACAGACTCATGATGAACACAAATTTTGGAAGTATTGAAAAATCACTCAATGTAGAAACATCGATTGTTCCCAAAGAGGAAACAAAAAAACCAGAATTACCAAACGTGGTTCTTAAAAAGGATGATGTTGAAAAGGATTACAAATATACAAGAGGTCAATTATATTCACTGATTGAGAAAGGTCAAGAAGCTATCAATGGTATCATGGAAGTTGCTGGTGAGAGTGCGAGTCCAAGAGCATATGAGGTTGCAGGTCAATTAATNAAATCAGTTGCGGATAGCACCGATAAATTAATGGATCTTCAGAAGAAGATGAAAGATATAGATGAAGATAACTCAAAAACACAAAGTAATGTAACTAATAATTCTTTATTTGTAGGTAGCACTGCTGAATTGCAAAAGATGCTAAAGAAAGGTTTTCTAAATAATAAGGAGTCAGACACTGATAAATGAAGTCCTGCAAAAAAGGATACTACTATTGCAACACTGAACAAAAG